AAAATTCCTGAAAATTCATAAGCATATTCCTCAAAGTTATAAGAACAAAAAGTTATAAGGAGGGCAGTTCTTAGACCTAAAAGTTATATGTCTCGCTGGACTCACCTTCATGTACTACTTTGGAATTTTTGAAAAAGTCGTTTTATACTCGGCGAACTCATCAATTATGATGACATCATGAAAATAGTGCTTGACATTTGATTTCAAAATTGATATAATACAAATTATGAGTAAAGAAATATCAACCAGAATAAGTCCTGAAGGACTCGAGATTGCGAATGCTTATCTACAACTAGGTAGTGTTCAGTTAGTTTCATCACACCTAAATATTGATGAAGCAGAAGTCTCAGAGTTTCTAGGAAAGAGAGAAGTAAAAGCGTATGTAGACCAAGTCTTTTTAGACACTGGATATAGAAACCGTTTTAAACTTGGACAAGCTCTGGATAGTTTGATAGAGAAGAAGCTGGAGGAGGCAGAAGAATCCGAAATATATAGTAATAAAGATTTAGCAGACTTATATGCATTAGCACACAAAATGCGTATGGACGAGATGAAAGCTCAAACTGAATTGGAAAAGGCAAAAGCGTCACAGATAAAAACACAAAATAATGTACAAATAAACGCGGAAGTTCCATTCGGTCAGGGCAACTATGGAGAATTAATGAAAAAACTGCTAGACAAAAAATAATTTATGATAAACAGTATTATTGGAGTTCTAGGATTATCACTTTTTGCTTGGGGACTTATAGGGATTTATGTACTAACAGATGACCCTTTTAAAAAACCAAAAATTGTTGAAATCTTAAAGATACTCAAAGATTAAAAGAACAAAAACAAAATGGGAGAAATATTTACATTAGTCGCAGAGTTAGGCTTGCCTATTGCTGGGGCTATCACTATGGCTTATTTTATTTTTATTATCATGAAGCAACTTATGAATAATTTGGTTGCAGAAATAAAAGTAATAGAAGGCATCTCACAAATGCTCATTACTCGAGCGACAGTCATGAACAATGATATAATTAGGATAGATACTTCTGTATCATCTGTTGTTGGCTTATCCCCTGATTTAGATAGAATAGCGAGAGCACAAAACTTCGTAGAGGACGGAAAGATAGACGCTAGGAGAGACTAGTGGATATTGTATATTTAGTAGAAACCTTTGGATTTGAGGTAGTCATGATAATTGGTCTTGGCTATTTTGTATTTTTTGTGTGGCAAACTATAACTAAGACTATAAACCCCGCTTTGGTTTCAATGAAAGCAACAATTATAAGACTTACTGACCAACTCAGGTTATTAGACCAAGACATGATTCGATTACAACAAAAAGTAAATACTGTAACTGAATTGAGAGAAGAAGGAAAACTAAATGAAGAAGCTCTTAATACTTCTAATACTAAGTCCGACACTAATAAGTGACGAAATAGTACAAAAATTTAAAAACCCTTCCTTTAGTGGACAGGGTACTTCTGCACATTATCTCACAATAGAAAATCAAGAAAAGTCAAGAAAAGAAAAAATACAAGATGATATTGAAGCAGCACTCAAAGCAGAACTTAGAGCAGGAGAGAATACTACTCTTGCAAAATTTGTAAGAAACTTAGAAAGTAGAATATATGCACAACTATCAAAACAACTTGTTGATAATATGTTTGGTAATGAAACAGATGTAAATAGTGGTTCATTTGAACTTGAAGGAAATCTCATTGATTATAATAGAGGGCAACAATGTGATGAAGATGGCATTTGTGTAGACGCTATAATTATGAATATTCAAGACTCTGAAGGTTCATCTACTGAAATTGTTATTCCTATAGGTACTGGAGGATTTTAATGAAACTTCTAAGCATACTGCTAGTTTTACTACTTGCTAGCTGTGCAAGTATTCCGTCTGTAACTGACTCTTGTGATAAAGGTATAATGAAAGAGGCTGGTGTATGTATAGAAGAACCAGAAATAGTTAAACTTCCTACTTACAAACAATTATTAGAAATAGCGCCAGCAGAAGTAATGCCAGTAGTTGCAGTTTACAACTGCGAAGATTTAACAGGACAAAGAAAAAGAAGAGACAGTTTAGCTGATTTTAGTACTGCAGTAACTCAAGGTTGTACAGAATTATTAATTGATGCACTAAAAACAGCAGCTAATGGAAAGTGGTTTAGAGTTGTAGAAAGACATGGTATCGACCACTTAGTAAGAGAAAGACAAATCGTAAGAAGCACTCGTGAAGAGCACGATGAAAATAAAGGATTACAACCTTTACTATTTGCAGGTATTATAATAGAAGGTGGCATAATAGGATATGACACAAATATTACAAGCGGTGGTAGAGGAGCAAGAGCATTAGGTATTGGACATACAACAACTTATAGAAAAGATGTTGTTACTTTTAGTTTACGAGGAGTAAGTGTTCTCACAGGAGAAATACTACTTAATGTTCAGACAAAGAAAACAATTCTATCGGTTGGAACAGGATTTGATGTATTTAAGTTTGTAGATACAGACACAAATCTAGTAGAGATAGAAGATGGTGTCGCTGATAATGAAAGCGTAACCGTAGCAGTTCGTTCGGCCATTGAGGCCAGCGTTGTCGCAATGATTCGTCAAGGCGATGACAGAGGCTTTTGGAAACTCCAAGAGCAAGGAGAAAACGATGAATAAATTATGTGCACTAATTGTTCTGGCTTTTTCTGCGTGGGTGTTAGCTGATGCTACAGATAACGAGATTTTTCTTGAACAATCTGGAGACACTCTAACCTTAACTATTGACCAAGTAGGTTTCGGTAATAAATTTTGTGGTACTATATCAAGTGGAGCATGCGCAAGCGACATGATGATAACAGGAAGCAACATTACATTTAACGTAGACCAAATTGGTAACTCAAACCAGTTATATGGGCCTATCGTATTAAGTAACTCTAATATTGATATGGTATTTACTGGTGATAGCAATGTTTATGATTGGAATATCGGTGGTAACTCTGCAGCAAGTAACTTAGACTTAGATTTAACAGTTACAGGTAGTTCTAACAGTTGGAATGTAGATATTGGTGCTAACCAATCTGCTACTTTCTTAAACTATGATTTAACACTAACAGGAAGCTCAAATGTATTTACTACAGTTGTTGATTCTAGTAATGTTAAGTGGGACTGGACTATCACAGGCGGAAACAACGATATTAACACACTACAAAAAGATGCAGACCAACTTTTAACAGCAGAATTTTCTGGGAGTGATGGCGACATTGACATAGTTCAACAGTCAGGCACGTGCCCACAAGGTACTTCAAGCTGTTCAGGCATAATTAATATTGATATAACTTCAGATGATGCGACAGTTACTATCAATCAAAAAGATACTGGCGATTAGTCTATTTTCAAGCATAGTGTATGCTGAAAAAGTAGGCGATATCACAGAACAGTCTGGTAATGGAGCAATCTCCAGACAGACTCAAGAGTTTGTTGCCGAAGTCGGAAGTGGAGTAGAATTTATGGACTCCCTGATGACAGGCAACGGACGAATGGCTGTAGAGTTCTTGGACGACTCACAAATTAGAATCACCGAGAACTCCACAGTAGTCATAGACCAATTTGTTTATGATGCAAACCCAGACAACTCCAAGATGGCGTTGTCTTTTGCTAAAGGAACAGCACGATTCATTAGTGGTTCCATTGGCAAGATGAAGAAAGAGAATATAACATTAAAAACTAATACCGCAACAATAGGTATTAGAGGAACAGATTTCACAGTAACTGTAGATGAATTAGATAGAACTTTAGTAATACTACTTCCAGACGAAAATGGAGAATCATCAGGAGAAATAACAGTTACTAATGAAGGAGGAACTGTAACTTTAAACCAAGCGTTTCAAGCTACAATAGTATCAACGATATCTACTCCTCCAGCGAATCCTGTGCAGATTGAAAATATTACAGTTGCACAGATTGATAATTTATTTATAGTAAGTCCGCCTCAAGAAATACAAAAAGTACAAGAGGAAGCGAGAACTGAAAATAGTTCAAATAATATTTTGACTGCGGACTTCTTAGAGTTTAATGAACTAGAAAAAGATTATTTAGAAGAAGAGCCAGAGTGGAGTTTTTCAGAACTTGACATTGACTTACTAGATATTGATTTCTTACAAGATTTACTAGTAATTATAGAAGAATCAGACTTACTTACTAGAAAAACTTCAGAAGGTTTTGAAGGGTTAGTGATTGAAGGAACTCAACCAGGACTTGACCCAGATACACAGTATAACACTATTATTGAGGACACAGGTTTTATTTGGTTTTACCGACAAGTTGATGGTATAATTAGTATAAG